GCCACCCATTTTATTCATACCAGTTTTTTTCATACCTGCCATAATTTTCTCCTATTTAATATTTGAGATTGAAATTCGTTATTATCGTAATTGTTATAATAACCCTTTTTAAAAATATTATCAGATGCTTGAATTAAAGTATCTAGCCTTTGTAAAAAGACCACATAATAATCATCATCAAATAATCCATAAAACTCTTCATCTGAAGCAAAAGATATTTCGCTATCAGGATGTGACCCCATTAAATATAAATTTAAAGGGTTAGCTTGTCCATTTAATAAATGAATCCTATCTTCTAAGTCACTTGCAGTCATGCTTTCATAGTCATCACCACAATAAATAATAACATCATAAGTATCATCGAAACTTATAATACTATCCATAAGGTCTGACCAATCACTACACTGACTTACAACAATATCTACTTTATTATTGTTCCAAGTCTTTTTAGCAAAAGGACAAGCAGGCAAGTTGTTAAACTTACCTTGAGGTTGTTCTAAAACAGTGTGACTCCATTGACGAAGTTCTTTCATCAATAGAGTCTTGTCTAACACTATTTTTTCTTAACTGTTTTCTTTTTGGTTACAGTTTTTTTCTTTGCAGGTGCTTTTTTAGCAGGTGTTTTCTTAACAGGTGCTTTCTTCTCAACCTTTTTAGGAGTGCCTGAAAGCTCTTTATGCTTTCTTTCTGCATCTTCTAAATCAGGGTCTGGTCCAAAAACAACTCTGTAGATTCCATCCTCACCTTTAACCAATACATTATATTGGGGAGGAAAGTTACCATTTTCTGCAATAATATAATTTGACATATTAGTCTCCGTAAACTTTAACCATTTCTAAAACAATAGAATAGGTATCACCTGAAGAATGACCCTTTGTTGTAAAGAGAATATCTCCTGTTTTACCTGAACCTGCGTTATTAGGAATACCACCAAAGTCTTCAAACTCCATGTGCCCATTACTACTTTCTGCTAATTCTACAAGTAAAACATTGCTTGTAGCATCAAAAAATAATTGCACGGACATCCCTACGACAGCATGACTAATACGCATAACTCTAACTTCTGAACAGGCTACACCTGCTGCATTAGAAGCCAAAGCAGATACATCTACTTTGGCTACTGCGGATTCGCCACTACCATCGCTGACATTGGTAAACTTCATAACACAATTTCTTTCACCATCAATGATGGTTTGTGAAGTTACTGCATCAGCCATGATTTACTCCTAGCTAAAACTATGAGAAACAGTGCCATCACCAAAGACGTGACCATTAAGAAGCCATATAGCATCTGTAATAGCTACGCATCTTATATGACCGCCAATAAAACGACCATCAGTGTCAGCATCCATAGTTAATCTATAGTCAGCAGCAGCAGGAGTATTCCATCCAGCAGTGTCAATATCTTCATTAAGAGCTACTACACTACCTAATTCATCTTTATCAAGCTGAAATACCATTCCTTGAAAAGTATCTGAACTAGAAGCACCTTGTAAAATAAAAGTACCTGTGAATGTAGTACCTATATGAAATTCATAAAATAGTCCAGCAGCAGCAGCAGGTAAAGTTACTGTAATACCAGCAGCTCTATTCAAAGTAAAAATAGTTCCAGACTGTGCTGTAGTTGGAGTAAGTGTTGCATCAGTAACGCTAGTAACAGATAGTAAATTATTTACTGTTCCTGTTGTACTAATATTACCACTTGTATCAACATCTAGATTAGTTGTTATTGCTCCAGTTGTTGAGTTTTTAGTGATTTGTTCAAAACCACCTTCGGACCTTACTGGTCCATTAAATGTTGTATTCGCCATAATCTTCTCCTAAAAGAAAAAAGTCTATCGTCTTGGCAAGTCTGCTAGGGCAGTCGATAAACAAAAAAAATTCCCTAGAACGAAAAAAAGGGGAGCATAGCTCCCCTTAAAGTTTAGCTTGAGCCTGGTGACCCAAAGATTCCAAGAGGGTCAGATACACCAAAGGAATATCTCTCTCTTGCTTTATATCTTACGTTACCAGTATCAAAGTCTCCATCCATGCTTGTAGTCATTGGACTTCTGACAAAATGCTTCATGCCATCAGGCACATCAGTTGTGATAAAGAAAGCATTAGTATCAGTTAAATAATGATTAACTGCGTAGCCTTCTGGAATCACACCATTGCTTCTGACTGCATTAATATCGTTGTCAGCAGTTCCAACTCTGTACTCACTTTCTAGAAGACGAGTAGCAACAAACTGTAAGTCAGTTGGTACAATCAGCTTTCTAGGTCTAGCTGCAATTTTAAGACCTCTTTCATCAGTCCACTTGCTGATTTGAATTACTGCATCTTCTAAAGATGTTTCATTCAAGTCTGCACCTGTGGCTGGTCTGTTAGAGTTCTTACCGCCAGATACTAGAGGGTGACCATCACCACCTGTTACACCATCACCATCAGCAGTAAATAAGTTTACTCCGTCTCCAGATTGGAAACTGTTTGTAAACCCATTATTCAATGGTGCAGCAGCTTTGACTTGCTTAGTGTAAGCCATTGCTCTAGCTAATGCTTTAGTATATCTGGCAGATAAACTTACATAAAGATTATCTTCCATTGCTTCCTCAGTAACTGAGAAACCTAAAGCAATAGTTTCATGGGTGTAACGAGCAACAAAAGACTCTTGTGCTGTATCAAAAGATATAGATGCACCTTCATCTTTTACTGGAGCAGCAGCGAAACCTGACAACTTGAGTTCCTCTTCAAAACTTCTTTCAGAGTTTTCAGTTGTATAAATTTCTTCGTGCTCATTCTCGTAGTTGTTGTACTCTTCTCCAAACAAAGCATTTAAACCTGGAAGGAGTTGTTTAAGCTCATTAGCTCTTGAAATTGCCATAATTTACTCCTAGCCTATGCCTGTTGTGTTAAGTAACTGATGTCCTACGTTGAACATCACCAATACATCAGTGAAGCTATCACCTATAGCACTATCAGGACCATCGACAAAATCGATAATCTTTAATGGTAGTGTATTAGTGGTAGCTGCTGTGCTTCCGTCAACCGCATTTTTACTAGTTCCGATTGTGGTAGAACCAGCAGTTTGTACGATTCCGACATTTTTACCCAAGTCATCTTGAGTAAGTGCTTCGTCTGATTGCATCTGCATTACCAAAAATGGGTCAGACGCAACATACGCAACGATATCATCCGCAGCAGTTGATGCTGGGAAATATTGATTTGGTGTAAATTGACCAGTTGTAGGGTCAGTGTATGCACATCCTAAAAATACACCAATAGGTGTTGCAGAAGAAGTACCAGTATCCTTTTGAATTGTAGTATTTGGATTATCGTCTGCCCACTTTACAAAATCTCCATAAAAAATGGAAGTGCCAAAAGCATTTTTGATTTTGTAGTGTGTAATTTTAGCATTGTATGCACAAGACACTAATGAACCTACAGGTCTAGCACCATGAGGACTAGCTGTTGAAGCCATAATAGTCTCCTAATTTAAAACAATTACTAATCCAAGACTAAGAATCTCTACCAAATGTTGTTTTTGATTTTCTCTCAAACACTTGTTTTGTAGCCATCCTTGAATCTTGGTCCTTAAAATATACATTGTCAACAGATTCCATTTGATTCTGAGCCATATTTCTAAAGTGCTCATCTCTAGCTTTCGCTTTCTCTGCTGGCATTTTGCATAATAATTGTCCACCTATTTCTATATGTCCTTTATCTGCCCATTCAGATTTGTGGTCCATCATCACTTGTAGTTCAGGATGGTCTTCTGCTTTAGCTGGAATCCAGCCTTCACGGAATTTTCTAGACACATTAGGATTATCAGAATTACCTAATAAACTTGTTCTAATATATCTAAAAACCCAACCATCTTGGGGATTTGGACTTGGTAAATTAGATGGATTTTCCCAACTTTGAGTATGTTGGGTAACCTCTCGGTTTTCACTTTCCCTAGGGGTACGCACTTGTTCTTCTGTTGAAGACTCTGTATTTACATTATCGTTTTCCATTTAGGACTCCTGTAATAATTGTTTTGCATATTGTTCAGGCGTTATACCAAGTTGTCGTGCTAGCTTAACTTGCGTCTGACTCAATACTATTTTGCGAGGATTATTATTATCACCAGTTGACCTCGATGCTGGTGCTACAACATTTGTTGGTTGTTGTGTTTTTTCTACAGGTGCTTCTTCCACTTGTGGAGAAACACCAAAGAAATCTGGAAACTGTTTACGCATTTCTGCATCTACAGTGCTGTAATATTTTTCCTGTTGTGCAACAGGGTCGATACCTTCAGACTGTAGCTTTTGGTCCACATACATAGCATACGATGTCATTTGCTTATGTGTAGGGTCTTGACCCATGAACCAAGGATTTTTTTGTGACCATGCTTCCATAGCAGGGTCTAACTGTTGTGCTTGAGGAGCTTGATTTACAAACTGTTGTGCTACCTCATTTTGCAGTTGTTGTGAATACTGACTAGCTCCTTGTTCTGCTAGTGTAGCTTTAGCAAGCTCTTCTTGTGCTTTAGCCATGTCATCAGCATTACCTTCATCGTAGGCTTTTTTAAACTTCTCTTGTGCGTTTAATTTTGCCCACTGTGCACTGTTTTGTGCCTGTTGATTTAAAACTTGACCACCTTGTTCTATCATGGCTTGCATCTTTTGATTCTCAGCCATTAAGGTTTGTAATCTAGTGACAGCTTCTTTTTGTTCTCTTAGAGCCTGTTCTTTTGCTCTACGTTCTTCGTGATATTCATACTTAATTTTATTAATCCTATCACCAGCACGTTTGCTGTAATCTGCTATTTCTTTATCTAAAGCATCATCATCAACAGATTGTTCTTCTTGAACCTCTTGTTTTGGCGGTCTTCTATCTTCTTCAGGTATATCATCGACCACTTCTACTTTTAATTCTTCAGAATCTTTATTAGTAGGTATTTCAGTTTTTACACCAAAAAATTTGTCCTCCATGCTTTGTGGCTCTAAGTTGCCATCAGCATTAGGTTTAAATTCTGTTTCAATAGCAGTTTCTACTGTTTGTTCACTCATGCTCTAACTACTCCTGTAGGGTCTTCGACAACTGCTTCCACAGTGTCATCGTTAATAATACGAAACTCTTTACCATACATTTTCATTCTTGTGCCTGAGTAAGCACGAAAAACAACCCAATCGCCTTGTTTGCACCAAGGACCACTAGGGAATCTTCTTTCATCTTTATAACAATCAGGACCAAGTTTTAAGACATATCCACAGATATTGCTTACCTCTTCATCTTTTATTGTTTGACTAGCCTTGACAATACCACCTTCTGTTTTTTCATCAGCTTGTGGCATCACGACTAAGATGCGATAACCCTTTGGTTCTGGAAGTTGACTTTTATTGTCATCTTGCAGTTCCTCTGGCTTTTCTACTTTTTTAGGTTGTTTAATTGCCTCTTTCATATTTTGCACGACATAAGGTGTCGAGTTCCTATTCCTTGATATGCTGTTCTAACCAGTCCAGCATTTCTCTTTCTGCGAGAGCTAAACCCTCGATTATTCCACACATCCTTTTGTACTCAGCAAAGTCTTGAACACTTCCTGTAGCCAAATGGTCTGCATGTTCATTCATAACATCTCGGAGCTTTTTTTTCAGAAATTGTGAAAGTGATTGCTCTTTGATGTCATTGTTCATTCGTATTGACATCATCCATTACTTCTTTAGCTATGTCAATACCTGTTTTAAAATCCTCTGCTGCTTGCTTATTGCTTTTTCTTTCTTCTTCTAGCAATGTGCTAGCAACTTCAACTTGAAGTTTCTCTCTTTCAAGTTCTGCTTGTGTTCTTTGTTTTTCAGCAGCAAGTTGTAATCTGGCTGCATCAGCATTAGCTTTACGTTGTACCTCTGCTTGTTTAGTAGCAACTTCTTGTAGTTTAGCTTGTATGATTGGGTCTTGTTGCTGTTGATTAATGCGTTCTTGTTCTGCATCCATTCTCGCTTTTTCAGTAACCCTCATGGAAGCCTCAGCTACTAGCTTACCTATTCTAGCCTCTATCTCAGGTGCAATAGGCTCACCCATAGGTGGTAGTTCTATACCGAGTTCTTCTTCAACTTGTTGTCTATACTTCATTGTCAAGTGCTCATTAATATAGGCAGATGCAGATGCCAATATAGAAGGAGCATTTGGAGATTTCTCTACAAGTGAAATTATCTCTGGATTCTCCTGAGCAGATGCTACTGTTTGTATGTGAGCATCATGGTCTTGGAAATCGTATGCTTTAACTGGTTTATTGTTAATTAAATTTTGTACCGCAGTTACAGGGTCAACAGGTAACACATCGTCACTATCAGGCACAATATTATCTACATCTTGAATACCTAATACTTCAAGCATTTGTCTGTGTAACTCTTGCATATCGTACATTTCAGGAGCAGTTTGAGCCAACTGAAATGCTGCCTGATATTGCATAATCCTTTGTGACATCGTAGCAGCGTTGGGGTCTGATACAGGTATAATATCAATCCTAGAGTCAAAGTCAGACTTCTTAACCATTTCATCCTCTTCAACTTCATAAGGATAAGAAGGCTCTCCAAAGTCTTTTACAACACCAACCAAGATATCAAACTCTTTACGCATGGAAGCATGAAGTCTTGCTTGCACTGCACTCATCACTTTCATGTTTCTTTCTAGTAAAGCTAAGGTTGTTCCAACAGGTGCTTGACTATTCATGTCACTAACCTTTACATCAGATATGCTAGCAAAACGCCTGCCTTCTTCTACTATGTTTCCAAGTAGCTGATATAAAGTAGGACTTGGTTCTTTATAAGGTAAGAAAGTAATATTGTCTTTTATAGCACCACCAGGTACATCAACATCTCTAAATTCACCAGGCATGATAGGTGTATCATCACCTTTAATTCTAAGACCTCTAGATTTTAAACCACCTGGTAGGTTAGCTAGTGTTCCTGAATCAACAAGTTGTCTTAATAAACTGGTAGCAGATTTAGCTAATCCACCAATCATGTGTATTAAACCAAACCCATAGAAACCTAATCCTGGTAGGTATTGATAGTGAACAAAGTGTGTTCTACGTTTTTTCTGTGGGTCATCTTCATAGAAGTTTCTACGAATACTTAATATAGTACCGCTTGGATAATCCATTGTTACTACATAAGGGAGTTGTATGCCTGTAGCCATACCATTTGACTTATCTTCAAAACCTTTAATATCAAGGTTTACCTGCATTTCTAACAGCGTATGTCTTTTATCATACTTGCCATTATCCATTTCACCTGTTAGTTCATTGTATTTTTCTTGAACTTCAGAATAGTTATTCTCAGCATCAGATAAATCTATATCTCTATAAAAACCATTTACTTGCATCTTGCGTATATCGTTAGCAGACTTACGCATAACATGGGTTGCTCTCTCACAAGTTTCTAAATCACTTGCACCATAATTAACAACCACATCTTCAGAAGGCACAAATATTCCACTAGGTCTTCCTAGTGTTGGGTCATAATAAACTTTTCTAAAAGCAGAACCTGCCAAAGGTAAAGAAAATAAAAGTTTCTCCGTTTCTGTTCTATATTCTGACATTTCATAAGTCAGC